TGCACCCAGGGTGCTGGAAAGTCCAAACAAGGCAGACTAAAATTTTCATCTAATCTAATATTACTAATTATTCTCTCGATCTCTATTTGCTGGTCAATTGTTATATTCTGAAGTTCGAAGACCAGGAGTCGGGTTTTTGGGTGTATGTTCGGTTTTTGTTGCCAAATCTTTTCTTTAATGGCACTTTGTAATACTTCTCGATCATACATGTTAGTTTTCCAAACTATGCTTTCGCGGATATTATAGGATTTCGTGAGCTCCATTAGCTTATGTGCCAATGGACCGAGAATTGGTACGTCGTTGTACTCGCAAGCCATTGAAAGCGCCTTGGCCCTCAACAAACTCATGTGTACTTTCCTCGTACCATGTACATAATCTCGACCCGTCCAGCCAAATTTCGCTAGACAGTCTCTTACATCTGGGACAGAAACCTGAACTTCTGGGTCAAAAACTAGACCACAGAAGGAGGACTCATTTACTGGTCCATTGAACTCGATTTTTATCAACCATCCTTTATCTATCCACCACTGCTCGTCTGGAGCTAACCCCTTCGGGTATATATCTAAACAATCATCTCCCTCATTTACACAAGGTATAGTCTTTACTTGCTGCGAACTCTTCTCGAACGCAGCGTAGTTTGCCATGACGTGCATGGTTACAGTGTTCTTGTATGACGTATTCATCTCGCCTGAACATAATATAGCATTAACCAGCATGTAACCAAAATCCTTCATTTCTAAGTGGCGATAGCCATCAATTATATTTTTGAAGAAGGATCGCATCGTCTGACATTCCTCTATTCGGGACCAGACTCTATTTGTTAATTCTTTATCTTTTATTTCTTTCGTTGTCTGACAGAAGACGAATTTAATCGCTCTGATTTGGTGTTCTTCTACGGGATGAGCGCCCATCATGTATAGCATGAAATCGTTACAGATTCGGTAACGTGGATCGCTATGCACTACTGGTGCTTCTTTTCTCTTTGGATCGCCCGCAAATGCAAAATGGGCATAATGATCTTCCATGGCTGTAGCATCCGTTGATTGGCCCTTGACGCCATAACCGCCAAGGTAATTCCAGATGTACGCAGCTCTCTCACGGACTGGCACCTTCTTAATTAGCGCAGGATGCTCCACGAGCTTTTCCATGCACTTATCAGTCGATGGTCCGAAAGCGACTTTCAATATGTCGCTGGAAGCATTGATCCAGCGGAGGGGTTTTTCCTCCGGATACTTCTCATCTTTGACAAAAGATTGGCAGGAACGAGGGTCTTTCTCCCGCTGGTTCCACTTCTGTTGTAAATATTTACTGCGTAATACTCCAACCTTCTGCATCTCTTCGTAAACTAGTCGTAATTCTTGTTTTCTAGTCTCAGAGTGGTTAACTTCGTTAATCCATCTATCCGTACTTTTTATTTCATCAGGGCTAAAAGTACCAAACTGCACAAAAATATGTTCTCTCGCATAGAGTAAAATTTTCTTCATTTCTTCAAAACGGATTGGTGGAACCATAGTCCCCAACCTCTTAAAACCTGCGGCCAAGCAGGAAAGCTTGTCTTTATGATCCGGACCCAATAATGAGGCATCGCTAAGATATACAGGAAGAGAAGCCGCTACCATTGTCTCATTCAACGGTGGCGGTTTTCCAACAACACCAAAACTTATATCGCTGCGTAACGGCAGCTTAAAGTTTTTGGTGATTTGTTCATCGGTCCATTCCTCTACCCTGTACCCTCTCATAAAGAGCTGGCCTGACGGCCGCTTTAAAAATCCACATACGCAGGGACGAAACCTTTCATTATCGCCCTGGTCACGAGATAAGCATCCCGGAGTGGATCAACCTTGTTTCTAATGAAATCAGGGTCATTTATTGGTGTAGCCATAGAAGTTTGAAGTATGGCTTTTAATGTCTTGTCAGCATCAGTTTCGAGACGCCCTCGTCTTGTTGCACGTATGTGATCTTCTGCCACGACCAAGTCGCGGGAGGGAACCATAAGGTAGGTAAGCCACCGTGTATCCATGGCGTATTTCTTTTTATACCAAAGAAACCTTATCTTGATTCTCATATCTTTCTGGTGCACGACATAAAACTTGGTGTTCGAAAGACTGATATGTTGTTCGTGCGACGGTCTTGTATCACCTGTCTCAAAAGCATCCACTACTTCCCACGTTACCTTGAAATCAGCGCAAAGCGCATCCAAAGCAGCGAAGAAAATATTAGGGCACAGTTGGTACCTCAACCGCTCTCCTATTTGGAAAGCCGGGAGTTCAAGGTCACCCATCAGAAGATCAAGTTGCCTTTCAAGCTTTGACCTGTCATTATTCAACGAGGCCAAGGCGAAGGGCTGGTAATCTCCGGGGTTAGGGCAGTTACATCCAGTAATGGGAAAACCGCACTTACAAAGCACTGAATCAAAATCATTTAGTTTATCATCAATTTCGTCTATAGTATGCATTAATCGTTCTGCTGTTTTTCTATTTTTAGCAGGGTATGTATCGACATCATACCTATTCTGAGCTGCAGGTTGAAGATTCCTGACAGAATCAGGCCTCTGCCCTCTCTGGATGTTTTGTCCGGGGGTAAAGGTCTTATAGTTCCCTCCTCTGGTAAGAAGTTGTAAAATAAAAAGTCCATACATCAGTACGACCAGGGGAAACGTTATTTTCATTATAAATGGAAGCCATTTTATTATGAACACGGCTGCGTTCTTGAAGCCTCTCACGACTTTCATCAATTCTCCACAGACGTATTCAAACATCTCGCGGAGAGTCGGTATTCTCTGAAGATCAAAGAATTCATTCCATTTACCTGCAAAAAGGTTAGTGAAAGAGAGGCTTACGCGCCATTGGGCTAGTTCGTTAAAAATAAAACTAGGGTCTATCATCATTCGTATCCAGTTGGCAGGACGCATCCCTTCAACAGTGAGACCATTAAGGTCTAGAGTGGTAACTGGCACAGAAGTGTATCTGGCTCTTACGTTGTTCATCGAATGGGTAAGATTGGGAAACCAACTTTGGTAACGTCGAACCACGCTTGCTACACGTGGCTCTAAGTTAAGCACATTGTTAATCAGTCTAAATGTCATAGGAGTTATCTTTCCTTTCGCTTGATCTTTATACTGACTTTGGGTTTCCGTCATGATTCGGGGATAGGTCACCCTCGCGAAGATTTGAACTTACACGGGTTAGAGTGGTCGCTACACTCACTTCCCGGGAGACTTTCCGCCATTAAGCGAAAGTTTACTGGTGTAC